TTTCTTTCCCCGGGCCAGCCCTGGCCGCCGCCTGAAGAAGCGGAGCGGCTTGAGAGATATGCACAGAACCGGCTCCTATTCGAGGGCAAGCACGAGCAGGTGTTCAGGGATTGGATTCGGCTTTTGCGCGAGGACCAGCAGGCTACCCTTGAAATGGTGCTAAACTGGCACAAGCGATTGACGCTCCTGTTTGCGGATCTGCTGTTGGGAGAACCGCCTCGAATTACTGCTGGTGACAAGGACAGTCAGGAGCAGGAAACTGTTGAACGGATTATCGAAGACAACGGCCTTTTTAACGTGGCGTATGAAGTCGCGCTAGACGTTAGTAGATATGGGACCGGGCTTTTTAAAGTGAGATACGATAACCGGGCTATAATCGAAGGCCAGCAGCCGGCCATCTGGTTTCCCGTAGTGAATCCGGACAATATCAAAGACATTCAGGCGCATGTATTGGCGTGGACGTATGAAGAGGACACTCAGAAGTGGGGCAAGACCGTTACAAAAAAGTACCTGCAGACCGAGATACACGAAAAGGGCAAAATCACAACAGCGAAATACCCAATTGAGAACAACATTATCGGCTCGGCTATAGAGTATGCAGAGACAGAAACCGGCGTTGATGAGTTTTTGGTTGTACCGGTTAACAATGTCCTTACCACCGACAGAGTGACGGGTCTTGACGATTATAGTGACCTGGATAGTATCATCCAGGAGCTTGAAACACGAATAGCGCAGATAAGCCGAATCCTGGACAAACACGCAGACCCAAATATGTTTGGGCCAGATTCAGCGTTGGAGAAAGACTCTGCAACCGGCCAATGGACATTCCGGGGCGGCGGCAAATACTTTCCTGTCGGAGATGGTGAACAGCCTCCAGGATACGTCACGTGGGACGGCCAACTCGAGGCAGCATTTAAACAAATCGACCTGCTCATGGAACAGCTCTATATTTTGAGTGAAACATCAGCCGCTGCCTTCGGACAGTTGAAGTCTGGTTTGGCCGAGAGCGGAACCGCGCTGAGACGCTTAATGATGGCGCCGCTTGCAAAAGTCAACAGGATACGCATGAGGTTTGATCCGGCGCTGAAAGAGGTTCTCTGGCTGGCGTCAATACTTGAGAGGGCTCAGGGCATGGCCGGGGCTGTGGGGCTTGAAGATATCCATATAGACTGGAAAGACGGCCTGCCGGATGATGAGCAGGAACTTACACAGAACGAGGTCCAGAGGTATACTGCCGGTTTGACAAGTCTTGAAAGCTCACTCAGGCGGCTGTATGGCTTGGAGGGTGAAGCCCTGCAGGAAGAAATAGACCGCATTAGAGGCGAGCAAGCAGGGCAGGGAGGCACCGAACTGCCGCCTATCACTCTGCCGCCGGTGGAGGGTGAGGAAGAAGGCGAAGGTGAAGAATAATGGCAGATGTAAGGAGGTTCAGCGACGCCGAAATTAACCGATTGGTCAAGTTTTATGAACAGGCAGAACGTGAAATCCTGGACCGCATCAACCGGGCGCTACTCAGGGGCAATCAAACAGAATACCTACAAGCTATGAAGCAAAACGTTGAAGCAATCCTGCAGCAGCTCAGGGAGGGAAATAGGACCTGGTGTACGGAAGCGATTCCCCGGGTCTATTCGGAGGGTTTAAGAAACGCTGACATAATGCTCAAAGACATTGGAGCATCGACATCTGCAGCCTTCGGAGCTATTCATCAACAGGCGGCGCAGGTGCTGGCTGAAAATACTTATCAGAGGCTTGAGGACGTCGTACAGGTGATAGGCCGGCAAGTGAACGATATATACCGGGAGCTTGCGTTGGAAAACGTCAGAGGAACAGTAGTAGGCTACGATACGTGGAAGCAGACTGCCCGAAGGTTTAGAGAGCAGCTTGCAGAGCGCGGCGTAACCGGGTTCAAAGACCGTTCTGGTCGGATGTGGAATATGCGTAGGTACGCAGAGATGGTGGCAAGGACCACTACAATGGAGGCGCATCTACAAGGCACAGCAAACCGGTTGGTAGAACAGGGCCATGACTTGATAAAGGTAAGCACTCACAGAGGAGCCTGCCCGTTGTGTGAGCCGTGGCAAGGAAAGATACTGAGCATCACGGGGAAAACGGAAGGATACCCGACGCTGGAAGAGGCAAAAGCAGCCGGGCTTTTTCATCCGAATTGCAGGCATGCCTATGGTCTCTATATTGACCTGGACAAAGAGATTGAGGAATTGGAGGCTGAAGAAAGAGGCATTGATAGAGAAACTCCAATAATTACAACTAAAGATTTTGATGAAGAAATTACTGATAGGATTAAAGCGAGTGAGCATCCTAGCAACTTGATGTTACGGCATGAGTATGAGGAGATTTTTTTGAAGAAAGGCTTTACTCGAGAGGAAATAGAAACCGTCAAAAAATTATTGTCAGATTACGGGGGCGTAGCCGCACAGCAGAAGAAAGCAATGGAAACAATAGCAGCAGAAATTAAAAATGACAGCCGTATCGGGAAGTTACTTCGTGCAACATCTGATCTAGAAGAGGCAGCCGTTGAAATATGGCAGAGCGGTTTGGAAGACAGGATAAAGAAAGCAATAAAGGCCGCAAAAGAGGATTGGGATTTGTTTGGGCAGGCTGAGGGGTTTAGCAAAGATTTTTCTGATTTTAGCGAAGTAGAAACGGCCATTCGGATGAGGTTAGAAAAAGAAGCAAGTTTAGTTGTTTATCGAAAAGGAGATTTAGGCAGACCTATTGAATCATGGACAACAGACCCACTGGGCGCAGATATAGGAGGAGGGCGCAGGTTAACCCCCGATCATGCTATGACTTTAAGTGAAATGCACAAAAGGGGATATAAAATACTTGGCGGAACCTGCAGAATGATGGGCTCGCCTGGGGAAATGGAGATTACATTCATCAACTTTGACAAAGGACTCTTCCCTGATGAAATAGCAGGGGTGAAGCGAGGCAACGAAATGACGAGAGAAGAGGCAAATGGAGAGAAACCGAATCCGAATTTCAGACAAGGTAATGGGTATCAGACAAATTGTCAAAGTTGTGTAGTGGCTTATGAAGCAAGGTTGAGGGGTTACAATGTTCAAACTTTGCCATATGTGGAAGGCTCAGCAGCGGAGAAAATTTCAAGACAGACAAGCCGGGCTTGGATTGACCCCGCAACTGGTAAGCACCCCGAATATATGTATGACGATACTGCAACAACTGCTAAAAAGTTTTTAGCCTTTCTCGAGGATAACATAAAAAGCAAACAGCGATATACTCTTGAATTTACATGGAAAGGGAGGAGTGCTTCAGGGCATATTGTAAGCCTTGACAGGGATGAAAGCGGTAACCTGCGAATATATGATCCACAGAGCAGTGTTACGTACACAGGTGGTAACGTAGCTAAATATTTAGAACAAATAAAATACACCATGACTGTGTATGGACATAAAATGCCTGCAAGGCCTAAAGTGTTAAGAGTGGATGATAAGCAGTTTAATCTGGATGTTGTAAATGAAATATTGGAAGGGGCTCGACAATGAAAAGGAAGGACATAATACTATTTGCCAAGCAGCAAGGGTATGACAATGTCTTGTATGTTGGTAAGTGGAGAGGCTATGATGTTTATGAGCCAACATTTGAAGGCTCAGGGCCTCATTTTGTGGGTCCTCCGCTTGTAATCCTAGTAAGGGGTCGAAGTATCAGAATGTCAACGGTTGAGGAATCGTACGAACAGATTAACAGTTAGGCACACCTTCCACGGCAATGCCATAAGTGGTACAAAGGCAATAAAGCTAAACGATGTTAACAAGCGCCTCCGGGCGTTTTATTTTGCCCTTCTTTGGTATTGTCAGGGCATAAAGAGACAAGACCTGGACTGGTACTGACCAGTATAAAAAAGTAACAGGAAAGGAGATTTGATCATGGATTGGCTCAAGGAACTACTTAAGAAGGCCGGAATCGAAGAGGCGAAGCAGGACGGACTGATTGCTGACATCTGCAAGGAGCTGCCGAAATATTTTATCCCGAAGGATAAGTACAACGAAGTGGCAGAGGCAAAGAAAAAGCTGGAGACTGACATCCAGGAAAGGGACAAGCAGCTTGAGCAGCTGAAAGCCGCTGCAGGTTCAAACGAGGAGCTCAAGAAGCAGATTGAAACCCTGCAAGCCGAGAACAAGAAGGCAGCCGAAGAATGGCAGGCTAAAATGGCACAAATGCAGCTTGATTTTGCCATTGAAAAAGCCCTTGCCGCAGCTAAGGCCAAGAACGCCAAAGCCGTTAAAGCCTTGCTTGACATGGAGAAGGTGAAGCTGGATGGCGACCAACTGCTTGGCATAGATGAACAGCTGAAAGCACTTCAGCAGTCAGACCAGTACCTTTTCGGCGATTCCGGAAAAGTAGGGGGAGGCACCAACCCGCCAGGCGCGGGCGGCGCTGAAGTCAACCCCTGGAAGAAGGACACCTTCAACCTGACGCAACAGGCTAAGATTTTGAGAGAAAATCCTGCCTTAGCAGCACGTTTGAAAGCGGAGGCGGGTGTGAAGTAGTTTTAGGAGAGTGATGAAAAGTGACAACTCGTATCGCGGACGTAATTGTCCCTGAAGTATTTAATCCGTACGTGACTCAAAAAACCATGGAGCTGTCGGCTCTTGTTCAGAGCGGCATCATCCAGAACACCCCAGAGTTCGACACGCTCGCTTCGGCGGCTGCCAGGACGGCAAACATGCCGTTCTGGAACGACCTGACTGGTGCTGATGAACTGCTCGACGATCAGAACCCGCTGACTCCTGGGCGCATCCAGGCTTCCCAGGACGAGGCCGTAATCTTGCGGCGTGGCCGTGCCTGGGGAGCCAACGACCTAGCGGGCAACCTCGCGGGAGACGACCCGATGCGCGCCATCGGAGACCTTGTGGCGGCCTACTGGGCTCGCAGGCTGCAGGCTATCCTGCTTTCGGAACTCGGTGGAGTGTTCGGCGCTGCGACCATGGCTGGCAACGTGCTCGACATCACGGCTGCTGCGGGCAACAAGGCAACCATCTCGGCTTCGACATTTGTCGACGCGGCCCAGCGGCTCGGCGACGCCAAGGAAGCCATCACCGGCGTGCTCATGCACTCGGCCACCGAGGCGAGTCTAGCGAAGCAGGACCTGATCCAGACGGTCAAACCCTCCGAAGGCAGCGTCGAAGTCAAGACGTTCCTCGGTAAAAGGGTAATCGTCGATGACGGCTGCCCTGTTGACGCGGTCAACGCCAACTACACTACGTATCTGTTCGGCCCCGGCGCCATCGCGCTCGGAAATGGCAACCCTGTCTCGTTCGTACCTACCGAAGTCGCGCGAGACGCCCTGGCGGGTGAGGACTTCTTGGTCAATAGGAAGACCCTCATCCTCCATCCGCGTGGCGTTAGATGGACTCCCGCTGCGGGTGTGCCCGCGGGCGTGTCTCCCAGCAACGCTGAGCTGGCAGGCGCTCTGAACTGGACCCGGGTTTACGAGGCCAAGGCAATTCGGATGGTAGCGTTCATCCACAAACTCCAGAGGGGCGAGTAGGCAATCTTTTGGAGGGGCGGGCTTTGCGGCTCGCCCCTCTCATTTAAGGGGGTAGAGAAATGCCCAAGAAAGATATTACTGCCCATCAGCGCACCAGGCGCTGGCACGATGGGTTAGCGGCAATAAACGCGGCCACGGCCGCCAACAAGGTTCCCGGCGTTCTGGCCACGCATGGCAAGAAACTCGATCTCGACATGGCGGGCTACAATGGCCTGCGCAGCACTTCGGCGGTTGACGCCGCCCTTTTTACGATAATCGGCGCCGATGGTTTCGATGACCAGAAACTGCTGGCCTCGGTATTCGACCCGGCGGTGGCCCTGCGCGCCTCTATCGAAGCAGCCATTGATAAGGTGAACATCTCCGAGACTGCTGATATTCTCGGAGATGTGCTCGTAGACAATGCGCTACTCCTCACCTTGGACCTCGATGACTATAATCTGCTGAGCGAGGCGAACCAAGAATCCGTTCACGATACGGTATTCGCCGGGCTGCCTTACGACGATGAAACGAAGGTCAAGACCGCCTTCGACGCTGCCGTTGCTCCATTGTTTGAGGCCCAGGCCATCGCTGCCGTCAATGCCGCAACCGCTGAGACGATGGGGGCAACTATCACAACTTATGCCGCAGCGCTCGGTCTTGATCTGACCGACTACGCCGCGCTGGAAGAAGCCAAGAAGGGCGTGGTCCATACGGCCATGGTCACAGGTCAGCCGTACGCTGACAAGGCTGCCATCAAGACCGCGTTCGACGCTGCCGTTCTGGCGGCCCAGGCCATCGCTGCCGTCAATGCCGCAACCGCTGAGACGATGGGGGCAACTATCACAACTTATGCCGCAGCGCTCGGTCTTGATCTGACCGACTACGCCGCGCTGGAAGAAGCCAAGAAGGGCGTGGTCCATACGGCCATGGTCACAGGTCAGCCGTACGCTGACAAGGCTGCCATCAAGACCGCGTTCGACGCTGCCGTTCTGGCGGCCCAGGGCGAGTAGGTGAGATAGATGGAGACAGTGTTTAGCAACGTAACCGCGTTTAATCGGCACAGGAGATTAGCGGACGAGAGGGCCAAGGCTGAGGCCGAGGCGGCAGAGAGAGCCAAGGCTGAGGCCGAGGCAGCAGACAAAGCGGAGGCAGCAAAGAAGACAAGGACCAAGAAGCAGGCAACCAAAGACCAAAAGGCAGACGACGAGGTTAAGGGCGAAGGCGGTGAGTAGCAATGGCCGTAACCGCATATGTCACAGTCGAGGAGGCTGCTACCTATTTTGCGTCTCGGTTACACTCTGAGGTTTGGACCCAGGCCGCCGACGCCGACAAGCAAAAAGCGTTGGTCATGGCTACTCGCGCCATAGACCGGCAGATTCTCCGAGGCCGCAAGACTGACGCTGGCCAAGACCGGGCTTTTCCACGCTACCCGGACACAGCGGTGCCCCAGGCCGTGAAAGATGCCTGTTGCGAGGAAGCGCTTGCGCTCCTCGAGCGTGGTGGCAGCCAGCGCCGCAAGCTGCAGCAGGAAGGCGTACAGTCCTTTAGCCTAGGCAATATGAGCGAAACATATGCCGCAGGTGCCGGGAAGGGACTATTAAGCCAGGAGGCAAAGGAATTGCTCCAGCCGTGGTTGTTAGGTGGTGTATTCATAACATGATAAATGACTACCTCAATCAAACCGCAACCTGGCACTATGCCACAGGGCAGAATGAATATGGAGAGCCAATAACAAGCAGCAAGACAATCAAGGTACGCTGGGAGGGGAAACGGAGGCTGGTAAGGGACAACGAAGGCCGGGAAGTTGTTTCTGAAGCAAGGGTGTTTTGTACTGATCCTGTGAAACCAGGAGATAAGCTGGAGTATGCCGGCAGGGAGTGGCCGGTTATTGTTGTATCAACTACACCCGGACTGAATGGAGCAGAAAGCCACAGAGAGGTTGCAGTATAATGGCTAAACGTAATAAATGGCGTACTAAAGAAGCCGTAAAGCTAGCAGAGGAAGCTGGGCTGAAAGCGCTG